TGTTTTATGAAGGAGCAGACGATGAGTAGATACATAGATGCAGATGCGCTGATGCAAAACATTCCAAACGAGGAAATGATAGCGAAGATGGCTATTGCACACGCACCAACAATCAAAACCAAGCAGATCAAATACTTCGATGAGGACGAGAAGGTGTGGAAAACAGGCGAGGTGATTGTGGATGAGTAAGTATATTGAACAGGACTATATCGGGAGTGCCGTGTCACACTTGCCAACGAGAATTATTCAGACAGAACACGGCATCGATTTATTTGTTCCCGTGACAGATGCTATTGAAATAATTAAGAACGCACCAGGCATCAACATAGTGTGTTGCTGTGAGTGCAAATATCGCAAGCATCGAGTTGATCTTCAGAATGACTACTGCATACAACATTCAAAAGTGTTATATAGCACAGATGGCTATTGTTCGTGGGGAGACAAGAAAACAGATCCGGATTGTGATACTTGCCAATACATGAATGATGTAAAGGCGTGGAATAGAGGTATTTGCGACAACTGTGATGGCGGTAGCAACTATAAACCGCCTAATACCAAGTGAGGCACAGACGAAGTGTAGGGTGTGGCTTAGCGGTGAACGCAAAATAGGTAGCACCTATATAGCGGATGAACCGGTATAGTAGCTCTGACGAGAGCCGAAACAGGAAAGCTATGATATGCCGTGAGAGAGGTATGGGGCGGTGTAATGGTGACTTGCGGTAGATGGGTTCGAATCCCATACTGTCCTATACCAATGACATACCAATAGCAAACCGCAACCTATAGGGAACAAGCCACAGCGACTAAAACCAAAATATGCGAGATCCGATGATGCGGCATCAGGCTGTGTGAACAGTAGGCCGGCACTACGACCCGAAGGTTCAACTCCGGAAGGTGACAGCTCAATATCACAGTCAAATCGCAGGTTTGGTGGCAGGTGGGAGCGGTCGCAAACGGATTGTCAGTGGAAGTATGGAGAATTAAGTGATGAGCAAGATAATTAGAAACTCAGACGGAACATTCACAATGATCAAGCTGAAGAAGAGAAGCAAGAAGGGGAGAAAGAATGGTTAAGTGGAGAGATCTTAAAATTGGAGACAGGGTGAGAGAAACTTCCGGACTTTATGGAGATGATATATTTGAAGTCAAAACAATTCGTGAAAATGGTGCAAGAGCTTTCAAGATAGATGTTGTGGAACCCGGAGACATAGAGGTTCTTAATATTGCAGACTGGAGCGAAGAAGACTTTGAACTTGTAGAGTAGGAGCGTTGCAAAGTTAGGGGAGAATTATAGAGTCTCTTTTCGATATCGTACAGGTATTGAAAGGAGACTTTTATTATGCCTGCGAAACCTAAGAAGAGTGGTAGGCAGAACTATGACTGGGGAGCAATGAAAGCTGAATACATTTCAGATCCGCAGTCGAGTCTTAGAAAGATAGCAGAGAAGTATGGTGTTAACAGATCTGCTGTCGGTAATAAAGCAAAGGCTGAAAATTGGTTCGCCACCAAGACAGAACACCAATCGAGAATAGTTGACGAAACTGTGACAGAAGTAGGACTGAAACACAAGGATGCTTTGAAGCAGGAACTTGAGTCAGTCATGAATATATCTGACAGAATATCATCTGTCCTAAAAGAAGATCCTGCACAGTTCAATAGATATGTTACTCAAACAGAAAAGCCTGAAATACTGACATCCGGCAAAGTATCGAGAGTAGGAGTCTATAAATATGTCGAAGAAAGAATACTGCAGAAAGTAGACACGAAAGCTGTCAAAGACATGGTGCAGAGTCTCAAGATGATTGAGGACATGAAAAGATCAATGCTTGAGATACAGACAGCAAATGAGCGACAGAAGCTTGAACTTGAGCGTGAGAGGCTTGAACTTGAGAAAGAGAGATTGACTTTAGAGCGAGAGAGAAATGCGCTTAGAAACGGAAATATTGGCTCTGACAATGATAAGCATTATGGTGTGGTACTTATTCCAGAGGTGATCGACAATGAGTGACAACATTATCTGGAAACCACAACCAAAGCAGGTGCAGTTTATGCAGCGGCCTGAGTTTGAAGCTCTGTATGGCGGCAGCGCAGGCGGCGGTAAATCCGATGCATTAGTCGCTGAAGCTCTGAGGCAGGTGCAGTTCCCATACTACAAAGGACTGATCCTGCGTAAGTCATATCCTCAGTTATCTGAGCTTATCGACAAGAGCCTGCTGATATATCCGAGAGCCTATCCGGGTGCTACTTACAACAGCACTACTCACACATGGATATTCCCAAGTGGAGCTAAGATACGCTTCGGATCTCTGCATCACAGTAACTCAAAGTATGACTATCAGGGTCAGGCTTTCGACTACATTGCATTCGATGAGCTTACTCAGTTCACATTCGATGAGTACATGTATCTGATCTCAAGATGCAGGCCGAATGGAGCAGGAACACGATGTTATGTGAGAGCCACAGCCAATCCAGGCGGCATAGGTCATGGATGGGTGAAGGAACGATTCATAGATGTTGCACCACCTATGACACCTGTTAAGGATGACATCACAGTTGAGGATACAAAGGGCAGGAAGGTGACTATCAGAAGGTCGAGGATCTTCGTTCCTGCGACAGTATTCGACAACAACATCCTTCTGACAAACGATCCTAACTACATTGCGACTCTTGGTATGCTGCCGGAAGCCGAGAAACAGGCTCTGCTCTATGGTGACTGGAACAGCTTCAGTGGTCAGGTGTTCAAGCTTGTGAATGATCCTGAGCATTACGATGACAGACGATGGACACATGTGGTCAATCCATTTCCTATACCGGAGACATGGCCGATCTATCGTGGCATGGACTGGGGATACTCAAGGCCATTCTCTATCGGATGGTATGCTGTCGCTCCAGGTGGGTGCTTGTATCGATTCCGTGAGCTGTACGGAACTACTGGCGCACCTAATGTCGGTATCAAGTGGACTCCACAGCAATGTGCAGAGAAGGTATGGGAGATAGAGCATGAAGATCCTAATCTCGTTGGGCGATACATCTATGGTGTAGCTGACTCAGCGATATTCGCATCAGACTCAGGTACACCGATTGTCGAAGCGTTTGAGGATGCGCAGATCTACTTTGAGAAGGCATCCAAGCAGAGAATCGATGGCAAGATGCAGTGCCACTACAGACTCGCATTTGATGAGGATGGGCAGTCGATGTTCTATGTGTTCAATACCTGCAAGCATTTCATCCGATGCATTCCTGCTCTTGTCTATGACGAGACTAATGTCGAGGATGTGAACACTAAGCAGGAAGACCATAACTACGATGAATGGCGATATGTCTGTATGAGCAGGCCGATAGAACCAAGAGTAAATATTCAGCCTGAAGATGTCGAATGGACACCACCACCGGAAGATCCACTCAATATGTTCGATGGTGATAGCTACACAGATCCGTTCGATATCGTCAGAATGTATGGATAGAAAGTGAGGTAACGATGGAAGACAAGAAGGATTTCGTATATTTCGATGTGAAGAAGTTTGGCGAAGAGCAGGTCGAGATTGCGCTTGAGGATATGCGAGACTACTTTGCAGGCAAGGCAAGCATCGATGCCAAAGCTACTGCCAATGAAGAGTGGTGGAGAATCCGTCACTGGGGAATGCTGAATGACAACAACGAAGGCCTCAAGGAAGGTGTGTCTGTCGGATCTGCGTGGCTGTTCAATTCATTGGCCAACAAACATGCGGATGTTATGGACTCGTTCCCAAAGCCTAACATCCTGCCGAGAGAGGCTGACGATGAAGGCGAGGCGAAGATCCTGACGAGCATCCTGCCTGTAATCCTTGAAGAGAATGATTATGAGCAGGTGTATAGCGACAAGAGCATCGACTTCAACAAGGATGGGGCAGCCATTACATCGGTGCTGTGGGATAACACCAAGCACGATGGCATGGGAGATATCGCTATCAATGTGGTGGATGTGCATAACCTTGCATGGAAGCCGGGTGTCAAAGACATTCAGGACTCAGACAAGGTGTACTACGTAAGACTTGAGGATGTGGATGTAGCCAGAGCCAAGTGGCCGAAGATAGCTGACAAGATAGGAGCAGAGGATACTGGCACTGTTGTGAAGTACATCCATGATGACAACATCGACACTTCCAACTGTGTTGAGGTCATAGATCTGTACTACAAAAAGCCGGAGCTTGTGCCTGTCGAGATGGAAGGCATGGATGAGGATGGCAACAAGACAACTGTAAAGCTGTATGACATTCCGAGGATGGTTCTGCACCTTGCAGTTATCGTAGGCAATCAGCTTGCATTCTGCTCTGAGAATGAGCCTGGATATGAGAATGGATTCTATGAGCATGGCAAGTTTCCATTTGTTATATCGAGGATGTTCCCTATCAAGGATACTCCGTGGGGATTCGGTTATCTCGATGTTATGAAGAATCCGCAGAGAGACATCGACAGACTCGATCAGGCCATCATCAAGAATGCGATGATGAGAGCAAAGCCAAGATACTGGATTAAGAGAAATGGCAACATCAATCCGGATGACTTCGCTAACTGGGATAACGAGCTTGTTGAAGTAGCGACAGGTGAACTTGGCGATGCTGTCAGAAGGATAGAGGTCGATGATGTTCCTGCAGGAGCGATGAATCATCTGGCCAACAAGGTAGAAGAGCTGAAGGAGACAAGCGGTAACAGAGACTTCTCCCAGGGTGCTACTACTTCCGGAGTCACCTCTGGTACAGCGATTGCGGCACTGCAAGAGGCAGGCAGCAAGCTTGCGAGAGCGATGAACAAGGAGCTGTACAGAGGATTCAGAGAGGAAGTGTATCTGGTCATCGAGCTGATCAGACAGTTCTACACAGAGCCAAGATCATTCCGTATCGATGTCAAAGCTGCAGAGGCTCTAAACAATCCGGAGCAGTTCAACAAGTACGAAGTCGAAGGCATGGGCGATGATTACAGATTCATCCAGTACAGCAATGCAGGACTTGTCTCACAGGATGCAAGACTCGCTGACGGATCTGTAAGGCACAGAAGACCGATGTTCGATATTAAGGTATCTGCAGAGAGACAGTCTCCATTCTCAAGGGCGGCACAGAACGAGCTTATCAAGGAGCTGTACTCTATGGGATTCTTTGATCCTAACAACACACTGCCTGCAAGGACTGCGCTTGATGCTATGGACTTTGAAGGTAAGGACAAGATCCTGCAGGAGATCGAGCAGAACAGCGTCATCATGCAACAGCTACAGGCAGCAATGGGTATGGTGCAGAATCTTTCTATGATGGATCCTGGCATAGCTAACATGGCAATGCAGCAAGGACTGCTTGATCCTGAGATGGCAATGCAGATGCAGCAGGCACAGCCACAGCAGAATGCACCAAAGGAAGATGGAACACCAGAAGAGAGAGCAGCCAGAGCCGCAAGAGGCGGTGATAATTCACTCGCAGCACAGGCAAGGGTAGCTGCAGCAAATAGATCTATTCCGAAGTAAGGAGCGAAAGATGACTAAGGTAATGATGCATATCAACAAGAGTGGTGACATCATGTATGACTGTCAGAATCATGCAGAAGACCATGATGCCTGCACGATAATGTCAACACTGTCCAATGTACTTGTTGAAGCCACATTCATGGCAGGAAAAGAACCGACAATATACAATCCGGGGCATGTGCGGATAGATATCTATGATGCAAACTATCCGACTCTGGAAGTGTTCAGAGCTGTTATGGGAGTTATAAAGCAGGCAGCCAAACAGCAGCCTGAGTTTATAAAAATCTACTGAGAAAGGAGAATGAGCGATGACTATTACAAAAGCATTAAGAAAACTCTACAAAGCTATTGTAGGCAGTGGAGCTCCGGCAAATGCTAACTCGATCACCAAACTTCTGGTAGCACTTGCAGACAACTGGCCGTCAGAAAGCAGTTCTTCGGAAAGCTAATAGCAGAGAAGTGGGGGGAGAAATCCTTCCACTTCTTTTTTTATACTTCAGACATGATCAAGAAAGGTTCGCCACCTATAACAGCAGAAAGGAAATTGATTATGAAAATTGAAAAATTCAGATGGGATTTCCACCTTTTCGATGGCGAAGGCGGTGGAGATGCCGGAGAAGGAACAGCCAGTTCGTCTGAATCTAAGCAGGATGTAACGAAGATCCAGTATGGAAAATCCGCAGGCGAGGATCAGACACCAAGTCAGGTCGGCTCTGACGATGGCATCCAGGCAGATGATCTGGAAGCTGAGTTTGCCGCATTAGTCGGCAAGGGCGGTAGATTCCATGACATCTACGGCCAGAAAGTCTCCGATACAGTGCAGAGTAGGTTCAAGAATCAGACTGACTATAGAGGCCAAGTAGATCAGTACAACGAAGCATTGACTCCTATGTTTGCCAATTACGGACTCAGAGTCGGAGACATTGAAGGACTGAAAGCCGCAGTGCAGAACGATGAAAACTTCTACAAGACCGGAGCTGAGAAGGCAGGACTCGATGTCAATCAGTACAAAGAGATGCTGAAGCTTAAAGCTGATTCGGAAAGACTCAGCCAGATCACGCAGGAGTTTCAGAATGAGCAGGCAAGGCAGGCCAAGTACGCAGAGTGGGAAGCTGATACTGCAGAGCTGCAGGAAGCGTTCCCGGCATTTGATCTCGCACTTGAGATCGAGAATAACGATGAGTTTGCGCAGCTACTTGATAGCGGTGTTGATGTTCGGAGAGCGTTCCTTACTACGCATATGGATGAGATCCTTAACGGAGCGAATGCTTATGCACAGAAGGCAGCCACAGCGAATGTAGTCAGCACTATACAGCAGAGAGCTGCAAGACCAATGGAAGGCGCACTTAATCACGCACCTGCCATACAGCGCAAATCAGATCCTTCGTCACTGTCAAATGAAGACTTGGACGAGATCAACAGAAGGGTAGCTATGGGAGAGACAGTCTCCTTCTAAGCTATATCTCCCTCGTCTGAGTCAAGCATAGATGAAGGGAGAGAGAACAATGAGAATTTTTGAATATGATTTCCACCTCTTTGCGAATACATCTCCGCAGCAGAGGTACACACCACTGAATCCTAACTACACAGGACAGGCATACCATGCTACACAGGGAACAGACCTGGGTACATACACGCAGGATCAGGATCTGTCACCGGAAATGAAAACTTTCTATGACAAGAACCTTATCAGACTTGCAGAGCCGGAGCTTGTACATGATCAGTTCGGTCAGAAGAGGCCGATTCCTGGCGGCAATGGCAAGACTATCGAGTTCCGTAAGTTCAATGCACTTCCATCAGTTCCTGCTGATCGTGCGCTTGTCGAAGGTATCACACCTGATGGCCAGAACTATGGTGTAACAGCCATCACTGCTACTGTAAGCCAGTATGGTGGATACATCACAATCACTGACATGCTGAATCTGACTGCATATGACAATCAGATGCAGGAGATCATGAAGATCCTTGCTTCTCAGGCAGGTCAGGTATCCGACAAGATCACAAGAGACATCCTTGCTGCAGGCACAAACGTAATGTTTGCAGATCACGGCAACGATGGCAACGATGAGAGATCCGATCTTGGAAGCGATGACGTTCTGACAATCGAGGATATCAAGAAGGCTGTAAGACTTCTGAAGAGAGTCAATGCAAGACCTATCCAGGGCAGCTTCGTAGCTATCGTACATCCGGATGTAGCTTACGATCTGATGCAGGACAGCGAGTGGATTGATGCTAACCACTACGCAGGTTCGACAAAGATCTTTGAAGGCGAGATCGGAAAGATGTACGGAGTACGCTTCGTAGAGACTACGATGGCTAAGATCTGGAAGCCAAGCACACTGCCAATCTACGGCACACTGGTTCTTGGTGAGAATGCATACGGAGTAACTTCGCTCAATGGCGGTGGAATCGAGACAATCGTGAAGCAGCTTGGTAGCGGTGGAACTGCAGATCCTCTCAACCAGAGAGCAACAGCAGGTTGGAAGCTCAACAAGACAGCAGTCATCCTTGAGCAGTCTTACATGGTAAGAATCGAATCTGCTGCATCATTCGGTGCAAGTGCAGTAGCCAACTAATCCAAGCTCCACTGAAAGGAGCGAGACATGGCAACTAAGAAATCTGATAAAGAAGAGAAAGTAATGGTGATGATCCCTTACATAGAAGGACAAGATCCTGAAGTAACAGTTATCATCAATGGCCACATCACGAAGATCAAGAAGGGCAAGCAGGTGGCTGTCTCACGGCCGGTAGCAAGCGTTCTTGAGAACAGTAACGAGCAGATGATGGTAGCATGGGAAAATCAGCAGGCACTCAAATATCAGAAACAAGACCTGTAGGTCAGAGTGGCGAGGATCTAAAGCAGGTTCTCGCCACTAATTATTTTAAAGAGAAGGAGAGTAAACATGACATTAAGAGATCTACTTAACAAGATTAGCGATGAGAAGCCTAACAGCTTTTCTGAAGCCAAGCTGATCTCCTTCGTGAATGAAGTAGAAGCTGAAGTCGCTGAAGAGCTTCGTGTAGAGGATGTGCCAGTATATGAGGACAACCACACGGATCTGGACAAGGTGCTTCTTGTAGAAGCTCCGTATGACAGACTGTATGTCTCATACGTTAAGGCTATGATCGATTACACCAATGAAGAGTATGAGTCATATGCCAATAACCAGGCACAGCATGTGCAGGACTTCAGAGACTTCGTGGACTGGGTAGTGAGAACCGGACAGTCGAGACACACTGTCAGAAGGTTCAGAAACATTCTGTATTAAGGCGGTGATGTTATGGCGAATTTAGTAGCACCAGTATCATCCATGCAGCCATTGGAAGAGCGCATCATCGAGTTCAGAGGCCTCAACAGAAAGTCATTTGTCGATGAAGGCGAGATGTCTGACATGAAGAATCTGACATCGGACAACTATCCACTGCTCTGCCCAAGAAAGCTCAGAGGACAGCTCACACTGCCAAGCGGTGTAGCACAGCCTCTGAAGATCATGACAAAGTTTGAGCGCATCGCAATGATCGCAAAAAAGACAAATGGCAGCATAGCGTTCTTCTACGATGGCAACGAGATAACGAGCGTGACAGGACTGACAGAAGACACTGAGATGGTAGCCATCAATACAAAGATATGCTTCTTTCCGCAGAAAACTTATCTGTCACTTGTACGTGGCAGCAGCTCTGTAACTATTGGTGAGTATGGAAACCTGGATGCATCACAGTCTCTGACGAGTGCGACAGTCACAATAAGCAACGAGAATGTAAAGCTGACTGTGACTTCCGGCAGCGATTACAAGTATGACGATGCGATAGATATCAACGGCACTCTATACTACACACCAAGTGGCGGTACGGCCACATCGAAAGAAGCCATAGTGTCCTGCATTATTGAGGCGGTGAATGGAAACGAGCTGACGCTTCCGAGAGAATCCTTTATCGAGCTGACAGGAGCAGGAGCTACGAACATCACCTTTACTGGCACAGTGAAGAGAGAGATACCGGCTCTGAAGCATTTAATCGAATGGAACAACAGACTCTGGGGCGCATCAGACGATGATAACACTATCTATGCTTGCAAGCTTGGAGATCCTACCAACTGGAAATACTTCCAGGGTACAAGCCTCGATGCCTACTATGCACAGCAAGGTTCTGATGAGAATTACACAGGAAGCGCTGCATACTCTGGGCATCTTATTTTCTTTAAGCCTAACAGCATGATAAAGGTGTACGGCACATCACCATCGACATTCCAGGTGAACAACACAGTCTGCTATGGTGTTGAGCCTGGCAGCAGCAAGTCTGTAGCGATAGTCAATGATACTGTGTTCTACAAGTCGAGCATAGGCATTATGGCTTACGATGGCGGTACACCATACAGCATCTCTGACAGATTCAATATCGAGTTTGGAGATGTAGTAGGCGGCACAGAAGGCCGGAAGTATTACGCTTCTATCAAGACTGTCAATAATGAGTATGAGCTTATGGTTCTCGATGCAGATAAAGGCCTGTGGCACAAGGAAGACGATGTGCGCTTCAGATCTTGCTGCACATTGAATGGAATGCTGTATTTCATCGAAGATATCGGCACTGAGGACTTTGAGGCAGACAAGATTTACATTATCAATCCTGATACGGCTACAGAGACAAAGATGCAGAGAGACTGGATGGCTACGTTTGGTGCGTTCGATGAGCTTATCGAGAATCAGAAGATATACAGCAAGATGTCGCTTCGCTTCATAGCTCAGCCGAGGACTGTAGTGTCCGTGTATATCAAGATGGATGCCGGAGAGTGGGAGCTTGTAAAGAAGTTCGCATTTACTGGAACAGGCGGTGAGACAGTACCTATCGTTCCAAGAAGGTGCGACAGATTCTACATCAAGATTGTTGGCAAGGGAGACTGCGAGATAAAGACTTTGACAAGAAGGTTCAGACTTGGAAGTGGGGTGAAGAGATGATCCTGGAATACAACAAAAATCCTGAAGCCACACCAGAAGAGAGAATTCAGTCACTGAGAGACAATGTACAGCTTGCTTTAGACGAGCAGCAGATGATCATTGATAACTTCTCTAAGTCGCTGTTGAAGGCTTTCGGTGCAGATATCAGCACATTGAGGAAGGACTTCGCTTCATTCTCAGAACAGATGCAGGCAGTAACGCAGGCACTGTCCTCTTCGGTAACAGAGCTTGTAGCGACAGTGGGCGGTCATACCGATGCCATCACTGACCTGCAGACTCGCATGACAACTTTAGAAGGAAACCTTAGCACACTCTCAGGTTACTACACGGCACTTGAAGCGAGAGTACGTGCGCTTGAAGAAGCATAGGAAGGAGAAAACAAAATGAACATTGATTTTATAGATGGAATGATCATGCCAATCATTACAGCGGCCTGTCTGTGCATAGGCTTCGTGATGAAGAGATGGATGCCAACAGACGATAAGTGGATACCAACAGTGCTGCTTATCTTAGGTGCAGTAAGTGGCCTGATCCTGTTCGGTGTCGATTATGAAGGGATCGTCAAAGGAATGGTTTCCGGACTCGCTGCTGTCGGCTTGCACCAGTGCTTCAAGCAGCATATGAAATTAGAGCTTCAAGACACATTCAATGGCGATGGCGATGATATGTATGAGGTGACAGAAGATGAAGATCAGGAAGGAATGTCCGAAGAATAATAAATACTACATTCGCATTCCACAGGGCGGCTACAATGGTGCGGTTTACGGAGAACCCACACAGCCATACGCTAATGTGCTTGATAACTGTGTAGGCTATGCGAATGGTAGATTCAATGAGATCGGTGCGTATGGCAAGTGCAAATATCAGCTCGTCTGTGATGCTGAGGATTTCATCGAAAGCGCAAAGAGACAAGGATTCAAGATAAGTCCTACACCTATCGAGGGCGGTATCATGGTCTGGCAGAAGGGAGTGACTCTGGGTAGTGGTGACGGAGCAGGCCATGTTGCTGTTGTTGAGCGTGTATATGACGATGGCACTATTCTGACATCAGAAAGCGGATGGCATGCCTGGGCATTCAAGACTGTACGCAGAGACAATACAAACGGCAGATGGGGTCAGAATGAGTACTACAGATTCAGAGGCTGCATCATCAATCCTGCGGTCAAAGATCCTAAGATAGTTCCTGTACCACCACTTACTGTTGATGGTGTAGGCGGTGCTTGCACAGTAAGAGCTATGCAGAGATTCTTTGGTACACTGCAGGATGGTATTCTCTCAGGACAGAATAAAAGCTGTGCTAAATACTATCCGGCACTCAAGGCTGTCGAGTATGGCAAGGGCGGTAGCACCTGCGTAAAGAAGCTGCAGAAGTGGCTCGGCCTCACAGAAGATGGAGTGTGGGGGCAGAAGACTTCCAAAGCACTGCAGAAGAAGCTTGGTGTCGAGGCTGATGGTGTCTTTGGCACGAACAGTATGAAGGCATGGCAGAAGTATCTGAACGAGAATAAGAAGGCCACATATCCAAAACCATCTACTCCCAGTGTAGAGCCGGAGAAGGATAAGAAGGTGTATGACTTTATCGATGTATCCGACTGGCAAGGCGAGATTGACTGGGCAAAGGTCAAGGCTTCAGGTATCGATGGTGCGATCATCAGATACGCAGATGGCACAACTCTGGACAAGAGGTTTGAGCGCAACATAAAGCTTGCACAGTATTACGGACTGCATGTGGGTGTATATATCTTCTCAAGGGCAAAGACTAAAGCACAGGCCGAAAAAGAGGCTGAGAGGCTATATAAGGCTGCAAGCATCTTCACTCCTGACATGCCGTACTACATTGACCTTGAAGCAAAAGGCCTTGAGAAGTATGCAGACACTGTAGCTGCAGCATTTCTCAATAAAATGGCTGCATACGGAGTCAGGGGCGGTGTGTACGCTAATCTGAATTGGTGGAACAATTATCTCACCAAGACAGCAAGGGATTACTCAGCATCTGCGTTCTGGATCGCTCAGTACAATGGCACGATGGACTATAAGCCTGCATCTGCTATGGGCATGTGGCAGTACACATCGTCCGGCAAGGTGAAGGGCATCGAAGGCAAAGTGGATAGAGACAAGTGCTATGTAGCTTATTGGAACATAAAGAAAAAGACCAACGGCCAGAAGATCGGAGAAGAAGCTGACAGGATCTCATATGCGTATAAGACTAGCTCAAGCAAGTCTAATTACGAAACAGGTAAGCCAAAGGCAGCTTACAAGGAAGAACTTGACAGAGTGTATCCGAACAGAAGTTCATGGGGCAAGCCTGCAAGAGAGGGATGCTCATGCGATGTTGGTGCAGGTACAGCTGTAAGAGGATCCGGTGTCGATAAGAAGTTCCCAAGAGGACTCTCAGTAAAATATCTTGAAGAATCAGATAAGTTTATTGAGGTCAAAAAGGGAGATATGAGCAAGATCAGTTCGTGGATAAAAGACGGAGATATCATCGCAAGATATGATGAATCTAATAAGTCTGGTCACATCTGCATCGTATATGACGGACTGATCAAAGAAGCTTCGCATCCGAAGTACAACGAGAAGACAAAGAAGTACGAAGGCGGCTTCTATATGAAGACCACCAACACACTCAAGAAGAGACTGAGTGCAAAGGGTGCAAGAGTCTTCAGGGCAAAGTGAGGTGATCAAATGAGCAATACAATAACAGCGTATTTCAAGGGCAGAGTAGGTGTTGCAGAGTCGGTCTATCAGAATGACTATGGCATGGTCATGGTGTTTGATGGCATTGAACTTCCTGCACACTTTGATTGCTATTTCAGTATACAAAATCAGGAAGAAGCTGTGCCTGGAGTGGGAGTTGATAACAGAGTAGCTATTCCTAACAGCGTACTTGCTAATCCAGGCAAGGTGGAGATTCATATACCTCTTCATACCGGAAGCTCTGACAGTGAGGTCGAGTACGTTGTGTACTTCAGAGTCATAGGCAGAGCAAGGCCAGTAGACGATGGCACTCCTGCACAGATGACAGCTATCGAGCAGGCACTTGCACTGCTGCAGAATCCGATCACTAATATCGAACAGATCGTAAACGAAGCTCTGGACTTCACAGGTGATACATTTGCAGAGATGCAGGAACAGCTCGATGCAGATCAGGCAGAATTCCAGGATGACATGGGAGACAGAGCTGATGCGTTTGAGGCAGAGATTCGTGGAGATATCGCTGATGTAGAGTCTGACTTTGACAATCTTAATGCACAGTTTCAGACAGCAGTAGGTGCGCTTACTGTAGATGACGAGCTGCTAAATGTACGTGTAGGCGATGATAATGTCACATACGCTACAGCAGGTGAGGCAGTTCGGAAACAATTTTCTGCTTTAAAGAGCGATTTAGAAAAGACGGTAGACGAAGTATTTAGCAATGAAGAAATTACAACAACTACGGGAGAGATAAACGCAAGGATGCAATCAGATGGAAGTCAAGTATCTTCTGGTGTTTATGACATTTCTTCAATAATTGCAGTAAGTGATGCTAAATATTTGGCTGTTGACTATAATTTAACTCCAACCCCTGGATATAACACGATTGTTATTGCATATCTATTAAACGATTCAATTTCACAAGCAAACTTGTTATCTTATGAAGAAACTTGCAAAGCAAATGTTTTTTATGAAATACCAAGCACGGCAAAATATATAGCATTAACTTGTCCTACTGGCACACATCCAAAAGTTAAGTTATTTAGCAGTATTATTGACGAAATAGAAAGCAATTTATCGGATTTACAATCAGAATTAATAGATTCTGTAGATGTCTCCACAACGACACATTATGCACTTACAAGATACATTATAAATAATGGCCAATTAGAAATTAGTAATTCATCCATTTATGATGTGTTATCTTTAATACCAGTAGGTGATTCGACATCATTTTCAGTGCCTTACACATTAACACCCACGGCGGGTCTTGGATATGCACCAGTTTGTTTTTTCTCGAGTGATGTCGAGACTACTGCAAATTTAGTGGATTATATGCCAAATATAAACGCTAATACGGTATATTCAATTCCCGAGGGTACTCGATATATCGGGCTATTCGTCACTACTGGTTCAACTCCAACTATCAAACTTTATAAAGATAGACTGGATGTAATAGAAAACAAAGTGGAGGGCTTAACCAACGAGCTGCCAAATGGCGTTAGTGTTAGAAATGACACAATGACTACAAACGATTCAATTAGTGCAACAGTTGGAAACTTGAAAAAAAATACTGTGCTTGGCTTTAGTGCAAACATAACAACATTTGGAAGTTTGCAGATTGGTCAAGGAAAAACAACAAATGCCGAAACTGCGTATTTAATAATTGATAGTACAAATGTCAAAATATACAGTTATTATGGCTCGGAAGTACATGAAGAGGGAAGTTACGCACATGGGCTTGCAATAGCGAATTATATTGACATTTGCATTGAGGAATCAAATAGCGAACTTGGATTTGCGAAGATTCGCATCACATCAAATGGGCAGACATATACAATAAATAGTGTGCGTTGGGCTGGTTGCAACAAAACGATATATGCAGACGCTATTAGCGGAAGTTATACTAACTGCTTGCTTGTATATTATTGTGCAGATTATGCAAAAGAATTTTGGCTTTTTGGAGACTCATACTTTGACCATTGGGTGCCGAAATGCCTTGAAGATGGATACTCCAAATTCCTCTGCGATGGCTTTAGTGGTCGCAATTCAAGTGAAGCATTTGAATCTCTTGAACGCAATTTATTACACGGCAAGCCTAATACTATTGTATGGTGCATAGGAATGAATAATGGCGACTCTGGATCGGTAAACTCCTCATGGAACACATACTACACTAAATTAAAAAATCTATGTGAAGAAAAAGGTATCAATCTTATTCTCTGCACAATTCCAAATGTTCCATCGGTAAACAATAATTACAAAAACGCTATTATCAGGGCAAGCGGTTATAGGTATATAGACCTCGCTAAAGCCGTTGGCTCTGATATAAGTACATCGTGGTACACAGGGCTGCTTTCATCAGACCAAGTGCATCCATCATCTCTTGGGGATGAAATGATTGCAAGGTTTATGGAGTCGGCTTTACCTGAAATAACTAATTAAAATAGACCTTTAACTGAGTAACGAATGCGCTCTGGGCATAAAGCCTGGGGCGCATTTAGTTAGGGGAGAAACATCAGAGCCAAATAGTGTAGCCTAACTATGTAAAATAGAGAAGGCAGGTGATGACTTATGACTGAGGCAATAGTAGTAGCATTGATAACAGGAGCTGTGACAGCACTCTGCACCTGGATGACAGTCAGATCCGGCAATGAGAAATTGCTTATGGAGATGAAAGCAGAGATACAGACACAGCAGGCGGTGCAGGATGAAAAGATAGCAGAGCTGACAAGAGAAGTACGCAAGCACAATGAGTTCGCAGTAAGAGTTCCAGTGCTTGAGGAAAAGATCAGACAGCTATCGTCAAAAGGTTGAATATGGTATAATAAAAGTAGGCGAAGCGTTGAAATTTCAAGGAGATTGAGGCATGAAAGACTACAAAAAAGATACCATTGAAAAAGATACCATTGAAGCAGAAGATTATAGGAAAGATGTGCCATATTCAGTATATAGAGATCTTGCCATAAGACATGACAACACTGTTAAAAGATTTCTTGGCACTATTGTGCTTATGGTTGTTTTGTTTCTTGGCTATTCTGCCTGGAGAGAATACTCATGGCAAAAGCTGTTTGACTCATATGACATATCTTCCGAAACAGTCACTATAGAAAACGAGGATGAAGGCAATGCCAACTACCTTGAAGCAGGTATGGACGGAGTGATAAACAATGGCGAGTAAAATAACAATAAAAAAGAAAACCATGCGCAAAAGGGATAGATCTAAAGTCAAAGGAACAATGCGCAAAAAGAAGGTAACAGTTCGCAACAAGGGCAAAGGCAATGCGACATATGCTGCTGTGGCTAAAAGACCATGAGAGATTATTCAAAACTAAGTTATTCTGACTTGCAAATAAGTGAAGCCATCGACAGGGTTATTGTGGGCAAGAATGCTGATAGGAATCGCATCATTCTTAGACTTGCTCTTTTGCATGGCTTTACTTATGAGCAGATAGATGAGTGGCTTAGTCTTAATGAGAACCTGCCTGATCGCTATAAAATAAAGGTAAAGCAGATAGGTAGGGTAGTGCGTAGTGGCGAAGTAAAAGTATATCAACGATTACATTATGAATATGACCAATAAATGTCCTTTTATTGGGTTCTAAGAGGCATCCTGGCGGCATCGTCAGGGTGCTTTTTTATTGCAAAAATTTCAGCAGAAAGGAAGGTGACTGACATGGCTTATATCGAATTCAACAACAATCCGGTGGGGCGCAGAGTAGGGGACTGCGCTGTTCGAGCAATCTCAAAAGCTCTTGATATGGGATGGGAAGCCGCATTTATTGCATTGACCATCAATTCTTTACAAATGGGGGATATGCCATCGAGCAATAGCGTATGGGGATCTTTACTCCGTCAGCATGGATTCAGACGAAAGAACATACCAGATGAGTGTCCTGCCTGCTACACAGTCGCTGATTTCTGCGAGGACAATCCGAAAGGCGTATTCGTGATCGGTGCTGAAAACCATGTGGTCACTTGCATCGATGGGAATTGGTTCGACAGTTGGGATAGCGGTTCTGAAACAGTGCAATTCGTATGGTACAGAAAGGAGAATGAATGATGGCTAACAACTATTACTTTCCACAGGGATATCAGCCAATGTATCCAACGCAGCCTAACGCTTATCCAACACAAATGAATGTTGGAAACAATCAGCCTAACACGCAGAGTGCGTTGACATGGGTACAGGGCGAAGGAGCTGCCAAAAGCTACCTTGTAGCACCTGGATGCACAGTGGCTCTTTTTGATAACGAGTCACAGACAATCTACATCAAGAGTGCCGATGCAAGCGGTATGCCGAGCATGAGAATTCTGGACTACACATTCAGAGACAGCGCACCACAGGGCAAGGCTGTGTTTGCTGAGAGCGACTTTGCGAAGCAATCTGATGTGGATTACCTAAAGAGCGAAATCAAGTCTCTCAGGGCGAAATTTGGCGAAATAGAAGGGAGCAAGAAGAAATGAATATCAATCCAATGCAGTTCATGCAGCAGCTCAACAATCTAAAGAGCCGAGGTGGAGATCCTAATCAGATGATTCAGCAGATGATGAATTCCGGGCGAGTCTCACAGGCTCAGTACGATAACGCTGTGAAGATGGCACAGCAGATACAGCAGATGTTAGCACCTGGCGGCCGAAGGTGATGACATAAAAATTCAAAAAGATTTGAAAAAGAATTTTAACAAATCGAAGAAAACTTAAAAAACGAAAGGAGAATTTGAAATGGCATTTTCAGAAGAAAGCAATGGCGGCATGGTAATGCCTGTATCGCCAATGTACGGAAACGGAAACGGCATGGGTTTCGGTGGAGACTGGGCATGGATCATACTCCTTCTGCTCCTGGGATGGGGCAACAACGGATGGGGTAATGGCGGCTTCGATGGTGGAGCAGGAAGCCTTTATCCGTGGATGAACCAGACCGAGACAATCAATGACGGATTCAGAGATCAGATGCTCAACACTAATGTCACTTCGATCAGAGATGGCATCGGTGACATCAGCACTCAGCTCTGCAATGGCTTTGCCGGAGTAAATGCTACAGTAGCTAACGGATTCGCTCAGAGTGAGATCAGTGCCAATGCTCGTCAGATGGCAGACATGAACAGAAGCTTTGCACTTCAGAGCCAGTTCGCTGACTGCTGCTGCGAGAACAGACTTGGCCTCGCAGATCTGAAGTACACAGTAGCTACAGAAAACTGTGCTGACAGATACGAAGCCGCAAGCAACACCAGAGATATCATAGACTCCCAGGTTCGTGGAACACAGGCTATCCTCGATAAGCTCTGCGCTCTGGAGTTAGATACAGTCAAGCAGGATAACGCAAACCTGCGTACTCAGCTCAACATGGCAAGCCTTGCAGCATCACAGAATGCGCAGACAGCAAGCATCAGAAACGAGATCATCAGCGAGCTGCGTAGCTGCCCAATTCCGTCACAGCCTGTATACGGAAATACTCCGATCTTTACATGCGGTGGCAACAATGGCTGCGGATGTGGATGTGGTAACAACTTCTAAGGGGGTGTGACATGGCAGAGTTTGTTTATAACGATAGGCAGATTGTAAATGCCAATCAGCCTGTGATTCTCAGAACATCTATCCCTTGTGGAAAGAATTATGTTTTTCATCGTAACGAGTCAGGGATTATAACTCTTCGTGGCATCGTCAATAATCCAAACGCTTGCTTTGCGAGATACCAGGTTACATTCAACGGAAACATAGCGGTTCCTGAAGGCGGTACAGCTCCGGCTGCAATCAGTGTGGCACTTGCTCTGGATGGAGAACCTATTCTCACATCTAAGGCTATCGCTACTCCGGCAGCAGCTGCAGAGGCAGCACCATCAAATGTGAACTTCTTCAATGTGACATCGACAGCAATCATCACTGTTCCAAAGGGATGCTGCTTCAATGTTTCAGTAGAGAACACATCCGAGAGTGCTACACCTGCTACAGTACCTGCACCTGCTATCGAAGTGCAGAATGCAAACCTGACTGTCACAAGAATAGCGTAGGAAGGGGGAACAGATATGCATAAACTGATGGAAGTAGTATGCGATGAATTGGAAGAACTTGAACGCAAAGTCGCTAAAGAAGGCAAGCTCTCAAGGACTGACTTTGAAGATGCAAAGAATCTCACAGAGGTCAAGAAAAACATCCTAAAGATCGAGATGCTTTCAGGTGACTCTGAGTACAGCAATGCTATGGGTGGCTACTCCAGAAGAGGTGGCTACTCCATGAGAGGCTCTTATGCAGATGGCCGCTCCTACATGGATGGATCTTACGCAGATGATGGATACAGCTCCGATGGCAACTATGTAAGGCCGGACGGATCATATCGCAGAGAGATCGTAGATTCATCTTATGCGAGAGGCAGAGGCGCAGGTGCTAAGAGAGATTCAATGGGCAGATACTCAAGATCAAGTGATCAGACTATCCAGGAAGTAAGAATGCTCCTGAACAGAACTGACGATGAGCAGGCAAGACAGGAACTTTCAAAGCTTGTAGATAGGCTTGAGAGCATGTAATTCAAAGCAGAAGGGGAGCGAGGCCAAGAGCCTTGCTCTCTTTTTGTGTGCATTTAGTTAGGGGAGAAAACGTATCTGTCTTTTCCATACAATGTGGCTGTGAAGTGGAAATCTTTAGAAAGGAGATCGAAGCAGATGGCGAAAAAAAAGAAAACAAGTTCAAAACCTAAAGCACCTGCAAACTATAAATTGCATACATATACATCGCAGTATGGTGATCAGATAGCAACGGCATTAAACGATGTTACCAACTTCACATATGATCCCCTGCAGGATGCATCGTATCAGGCATTAGCGAAAATTTATGGTGCAAGAGGCAATATAGCAGCAAAGGACACACTTGCGGATGCAGCTTCTCTTAATGGTGGAATGCAGACTTCATATGCTGTCTCAGCAGCACAGCAGGCGAGAAACCAGTACAACCAGGAGCTTGCAGCACTCATTCCTGACCTTGAGGCAAATGCATATAACAGAGCGCAGACAACATATAATGCGCTCCGAGATGCTGATGACACAGCTTATGGCAGATTCAGAGACACTCAAGGCGATAGGCAGTGGATGTGGACTAATCGCTACAACAAGTGGAGAGACAGGATGTCTGACTATCAGTGGGCAAAGGAGTACGCATTGGCAAAAAAAGGTAGCTCCGGCGGCGGCGGTGGTGGCGGTGGCCGGAGAAGATCAGGCGGTAGCAGAGGTGGAAGCAGCTACACAGGAACCACCACAAGCAGCGGAATGCCAATCACAAGGGAAGACTACAACAATATTTTGAATAATAACAAGAAAAAGAAAGTCTCCGGTGGTGCAGGCGGTGGGCATTCTCAAAGAATTAACAAGAACGTACAGATGACTAAATAACTACACAGGCGAAGGCGATATGCTTTAGCAGTAGGAAGGAAGGTTTTATTATGCCAAAATGGGTAGCAGATGCAAAAATCAAGAAAAAGAAACAGGAGCAGAAGACTACTCCTAAGAAGAGTACAACACGCTTGAGTGATGCCCAGTATCAGAAAATGTATGGGCAGCCGAGAAAAAAAACTACTCCTGCTAAAAAGGTAGAGTCAGTTTCAAAGAGAAGCACATTTCTTGGTGGCGGTTCTGCGGTCAGAAAGGTTGAGGAAAACAGAAGAACATCTAACACAAGGACTGTCTCTACAGAGAGGCAGTCTTCGTCTTCTACAAGAAGAACCACAATGACCGATGCTCAGTATCAGAAGACATATGGGCGGCCAAGGAACAGCACAGTCAAAAGGCCGTCGGTATTCGAGACAGCATCTAAAAGAGCCGAGGCAGCAAGACAGCAAAAGATCACTGGTGGCATTGATAATTCTGAAAAGGCAAGGCAAGAGCGTGAGGCAAGAAGACTTGCCGCACAGAGGCAGAAGTCCGGTCTTAACGATCAGCCAACTGCAGCACAGAAAGCTGCTGCTGACAGAGCAATCAAGAATACTCCTGGATTGATCAAGAAGGCAGGCCTTGATGCGGCCTCTGGATATGGTCAGACTCTTACCGATGTCATTGCACGTACTGCATCGAGTGAGCGAGGCACTGAAGCCAAAGCCATGAAGATGGGTATCGAGAAAGGCACTAAGCAGTATCAGGAGCTTGAAGAGGAGCGAAAGAGGACTGCCGAAGAAGCAAGAAAAGATAACCAGAGTCTGTATCAGAAAATGCAGCAGAGGCAGGCTGAGTGGGATGAGAAGACTAAGGATGCCAAAGGCTTTGAAAAGGCCTACTACGGAGCTGTTGAGTCCGGTACTGGCATGGTAGCTGATACTGCTATTGGACTTCTCACAGGTACAGGTCAAGTCGGTGCTTTAGCTTCGATGGGTCTTAGGACTTACGGATCTTCAGCTAACCAGGCGAAATCGGAAGGTGCTACAGATGCCGAGGCAGGATGGTATGGTCTTGGGCAGGCTGTCAAAGAGATGGGAACAGAGATGATCGGTGGCGGTGGTCTTGCCAAAGCCGCATACGGCAAGGGTGCTTTGAGTCTTGGCGATATCGCTACCAATACTCTTATCCGAAATCTTAAAGGACAGACTGCAGATCTGGCACACATGGGCATCAGACTGTTCAGTGATGTAGCAGAAGAGAACATAGAAGAGCTTGCAGGATGGGCATTAGATCCGTGGGTCAAGGAGCTTACCTACGGCAGAAATGTCAGAGACAGAGAAGGCCAGAGTGCTAAGAGCGCAATGAGAGAAAGGAGCGATGCACTCAAAGCCGAGATCCAGAGCGAAGACGATGCGAGAGCTGCAGCCGCTTATATCTCATCTGATGACTTTGTCGAGCAGACTAAGCAGCAGTACATAGCAGCAGGCATGAAGGAGAAGGAAGCTGAAGAAACCGCAGAGAGAATGCGTGACTATCTGACGGCAAGCCTCACCGGAGATACTGACTCTATGGAAAAGATAGAGGACGATGTCTACAAGAAGGTAGCAGGATCTCACAGCGTATGGAGCGACTACAGCTTCAGAGAGCTTAAGGAAACATTTGAAGCTACTACTCTCCTTGTAGGTGCTACTGGTCTTCCGGGCAATCTCACAACAATGAACAGAGGTAACCTTGTCAAAGATCAGCTTGGTGAGGAAGGTGTTCGTGCGCTTGCTAACACTGCCATTGACTTTGAGGATGCTCAGATGTCTACCAAAGCAAAGGCAATGAAGGCAAGAATGGATGAAGGTAAGGAGCTGACAGGCACTCAGGTGTATGAGCTTCAGGCAGGAATGCAGGAGCAGGTGCGCAGAGATACCGAGCGTGAACAGTCATCCAGAAGCCTTGCCGCAAGGACAATCGAGAGCGACAATCTTCTGACTCCGTACAGACAGAACGAGAATGGCGGCCTTGATCTCGATGAGGTGACAGAGAACACCTACAGAGAGAATGCTAACAGAGCAGGAGCAGCCATTGATGCGCTTACGAAGGAAAGCAAGGAGTCCATCACAGATACACAGAAGGTAGACGGAAGCAAGGCTATTGCAGGATTCCAGACAGGAGTATTCACAGTCGATGATGCCAATGCTCTGAACTATTCCAATACCACAGTAAGAGCCGCATTTGAGGCTGTGACAGGTGTCAATCTTGGTCAGTACATAGTACGCAAGAAGAATGGCGAAGTAGATATTCCTGCCACTAACACCAAGACAAAGGATGCTCTGTTTGCTATGGCTGCGGATAACCTTGTCAAGTCAGCGCAGGCCGAGACAGCCAACTGGATGGATAATGCCAAAGGGCAGGTAGTCACTCAGGTATCTGCAAGGATGGGAGCAAGAGGCAGTGAAGTTCTGCAGATGGCTCTTGATGGTGTAGACGAGCGTGACAGATCTAAGTACATGATGACAGCCAATGCTACGGATATGCTGTATCAGGCAGCACGTAACATGGGTACAGAGTGGGAGTCTGTCTCTACAGAAGCGACAAGGATGTTTCCTGGAATATCTGAGTCGAAGCTGAAGGCAATGTATGAGGCAGGCCTTGAAGATCGTGACATGGCTAATGACAAGGCCAGAGGCAGACAGATCAGAATGGGCGAAGCTCTTTCGGAAATGGGGGAACAGGAGACAGCAACAGGCAAAGTATATATCGATTCTGAAGTGCCGCCTAAAGGCTCAGTCATCAGAACATTCACCGAGATAGCCAAAAATCTTGGTGCAGATATCCACTTTGTCGATTACATCTATGATGCTAATAATGATCCGATAGAAGGTGCTAATGGTTCGTATGATCCTAACACCAATACATTCTATCTGAATGTATCTACCGGGGCAGAGACTAACATCGGTTACATCTTCATGCATGAGACTACACACTATCTCAAGAGATTTGCACCTGAACAGTATCAGGCTCTTGAGAATCTTGTGCGTGAGAGATGGTTCGCATTCAATCCTTCGCAGATGCAGGATGCCATTGCAAGGAAGATCGAAGCATACAAGAGAGTCACCAAAGGACAGCAGGTGCTTACTGAAGAGCAGGCACTGGAAGAGATCATAGCTGATGCGTCACATGACTTCATCAATGATCCTGAGTTTGCAAAGCAGGTAGCTGAAGAGGACATGGGTCTTGCAAAGGCCGTTCTCGATTCTATCCGTAATGCGCTGCGTATGCTCCGCAGGATCTTTGCATCCGGAAGTGTTGATGATGACACGCACATGAACAGCCTCTTCAGAGAGCTTGATATCTTAACTGAAGCTGAGAGACTCTGGCTCGATGCATACAAGGTAGCTGTCAGGAACAGCAGTCTCGCTGCAGTAAATACATGGCAGGAGAATGCGAATGAGCAGAGCAGCTTATCTGTTAGCGATGGCTATACGATTCAGGATGGCAATGCGAGATGGACAGAAGAAAGAATCGATGACCTTATAGAAAGGTACGGAGCGTCAAATCCTGATTATTCGCAGGCATATGCAGTCCTGATGAATCCAAGAGATTTCCTGCATATCACCATAGAAGATGAATTGCTTAGAAAGTGGAGAGAATCTGCAGCAAGTCAGCCAGAAGGTCTAACCTATAAAGAAGGGCAAAGAGCCGTATGGGATAAGAGTTATCTGGAAGGAAGACTCTTAGATGACCAGAATTTCCCATTAGACGAGGCAGAACTTAGAGGGCAAGCACAAACACCATTTCTCTATATCCGATCTAACAAAAGTGGGCAGAGAGTTCTTGGGCATGAAGGCAGACATAGAATGAGAGCCTTGATGGAAGCAGGTGTGACATCTGTGCCTGTAGTTATAGAAGATCCTGATACTAAAACTTCCAAGCAGAATGTGGACAACATGATTCTAGGATACCAGGAAGATGTCTATAACGGAGCAGGCATCGTTGAAGTAAATGATCTTGTGCCTATTAAAGAGTCCAACCGTGACGAGCTGATTCAGAAGTTCGGTGGCGAGGCGCAGGTTAGATTCTCCATAAGCGCAGAGGATTACAGTGCCGCAGTCGAAAGCGGAGAGATATCTGCCGGCTTTGGAGAAGAAAGCACAAGGTATTCAGTAAGAGAGGAAGATCCGCCACAGAACACCATCAAAGCATACAAGGTGTTTGTTGCATTCAAGAATAGGCCAGGCGAACTTTATCCGCCTATGGTAGCATCTCCTGGCGGAATGCCAACACCTGTTGGAAGGTGGATAAATGCCGATACAGGTGAACTTGCGAGGAATAAGGATGGTTCTCTCGTCACAACTAAAAAAGGCCGTGTAAAGGTCCAGGAAGGGGGCAAAGGTACAAACAAGGGTAAGGGCGGATCTCTTGCATGGAGACCTGGTTGGCACCTTGGAAGCTATCCCGATGCGAAGCAGTTCGCAGTGAAAGACCCAGAAACAGGGGAAGCAAGGACAGCATTTCCGCCAAACTTCGTATGGGCAGAATGCGAAATTGCAGCAGATAATGATTATCAGATTGAGGCACTCTCCTATGGCGTAACAGAGAAAGGAAAGTTTGATAGGACGCAGGCAGGACTCCCATATATTCCGAAAGATGGATACTACAAGTATAGAACGAACGCAGATCCGAATACTGTTCCTTGGCTTATAACAGGAGCGATGAAAGTAAATCGCATACTTGATGACGAAGAGGCGAGAGAAATCTGCGCTAAGTTCGGTGCGACTCCGATGAAGAGAGCTGGGGGAGATATCAATCTTGCCGAGTACGGATTTGAAAAAGGCGATGTAACACCTACATCAGATGAGGACCTTGCAAAGCTTCCGCCTGCGGTGGATTATTCGGATGAAATAAGAGACCTTCCAGGATATGTTCAGAGAGACATCAACTTCGATGATCCGCAGATCCAGAAGGAACTTGCCATGAATGGCCAGGATGCCGATTATTACAAAGCACTTTACAACGAGCAGGGACGCAATGGAGCGGCCCACGATGCAAAGTATTCCATCGCTGCCGATCTTGACGAGCCTTACATGCAGGCAGTCAACAGCGGCAACATGGAAGAAGCGCAGAAGCTTGTTGATGAAGCTGCCAGAGCTGCAGGCATGAGGGTGGCACATAGATATCATGGCACACTAAACGCAGGCTTCACAGTATTTAGCAAGGCTAAAGCTAATGTAGGTGGAGACTCTGGGGCAGGTTTCTACTTCTCAACAAATGAAGATGATTCTGAGCAGCATTACTCTGAAGAAGAAGGCGCAGACAACAAGGCCAAGATTGACTCGTTTGCAGATTATCTTATGGAGTTCGAGGGTGAATGGAATGGTGTTGAGATAGACAGTGATGAGACTGCACATAGAGTCGCTACAGAGGAAATAGCAAAGAACCCAGGTGTCTACGATGTTTACCTGAATTATTCCAGACCATATATAAGAGATCACCGAAACAGTGATTATCTTAATGATGTGCCAGAGCGTGATTACAGCACAAATATATATGACGATATTCTTGATGACTTTGATGAATCGCTTGTAGATCCTGAAGATTTCGACTCTGAAGACGATTATGAAGAAGCTCGTTATATCGCAATGGATGAGCATTTCTATGAAGCTATTGACGATGCAGTGCGTAGTGCATACAACAGCCTTGAAGAAAACTATGAGGTTATAGATGTGCCTGACATGAGCGATCTTGTCTCTGCAATTACTACAAAAGCAGTAGAAGGCTCGTTGACATGGGATGACATTCGATCAACCATATATAATACTGGAGAAGTATATCTGCAGCGAGAAGGATGGTATGAGTCTGAGTGGGGCGAAAGCGAGCTAACAAGGGCAATCATTGAAGGCTTCGGATATGATGCTATCGAAGATAAGGAAGTGGGCTCCAAGTTTGGGCAGCTCTCCAGAGATATGCAGACCGGCACTGAGCATATTATTGTGTTTAGGCCAGAGCAGATTAAACTTGCTGACACAGTAACATATGCCGAAGATGGTTCAGTTATTCCACTGTCAGAACGATTCAATCCGAGCAACAATGACATCAGATACAGCCTGCCTACGCAGGATTCCGATGGCAACATCCTCACTGATGGTCAGATGGAATACTTCAAGAATAGCCAGGCGAGAGATCGCAATGGAAGGCTTGCAGTAGTCTATCATTCAACGAGGAATGGTGGGTTTACTATATTTGATCCTGCATATTCGGATGACAAGAGATCGGTATTCTTTACTGACAGTTATGGTATGAGCCGAACTTATTCTGGCGGTGGTGCTGACTTCAACGCCATGACCTTTGGACTGCCGGAACCAGGTGAGCTTTCTACTCTTGAAGATGTTTTACAATATTTTGACGGATTGAGCCAGGAACAAGAGAATAAATTCGGGATATATTTATACGATGATGCAGATAACACCTATGAGTACAGGCCGCAATCATGGTCGAATTCTCTGCCTTTGTCAAACTATATAGATGAGTACGGAACTCTACCTGAAGATGGTGTGAGGGGTGAATTCTTTGATGGCGAAACAGGCGAGATTGTTGGCGAGTTTAATACGCTTGAAGAAATGCTTACAGAGCTAAAAGAATCTGTTGCATACATAAATGAAAATGTAGGCGGCACAAGAAATAATGGCGAGATTGGAACATACGCATGCTATCTTGACTTACAAAATCCATTGATTATTGATTGCAAAGGCGCAAACTGGGATAGCATTCAAGAAGAGGGTTTTGATACATTATTCCTGAGCTATGATGGTGAGAGTTTTTATGTAGATGGCACAACTATTCCGTGGACACTGGACGAAATAAGAAGTCAATATGGAGATGGCTTTGCTGATCGTGCAGAAGAATGGATAGAAACTGCTGATGAAACTGACATGGAAATAGGTGATACTCTTTATACATGGTATGGAGCCGCTTTTGATCCAGAAGAAGAAGGATATCCAAGAGAAGGCAACACTCGTTATTGGTGCGAGGAAGCCTGGTGCATGGACTGTGATGGTGTGATTTTCAGGAACTTATATGACAATGGCCAATTTTCTGAGAGGCAAGGTTACGAAGGGGATGTTTATGTAGCATTTAGCTCTGAGCAGATCAAGGACATCAACAACGAGAACCCTACTGAAAATCCGGACATCAGGTACAGCTTCTCTGAAGAGGATGATCTGTACAGCTATATGGCAAGTGTAGCTGCGGAAAGCATGTCGAATGAGGAACTTGAATACTATGAAAGCATAGCTGAAACAGAAGAGAAGCATAATGATTATCTGGGCAAGATGCGTAAATGGTCAGAGGATAAGATCTCAGAATTTTACGAAAGCCTCATATCAACAGACGAGATGCCTTCAGAAGATGAGCGAACCGAAGAAGGGCGCATCAGAATGTCCAAAGCGAGAGAAGACTTCTTCAACAGCTTGGATGCCAAGTGGAATGACAAATGGCTTTCCAATGGAGAAGTGCTTGACATTAAGTCTGTAAAACCAAGAATCAAGCAGCTCATTATGGCGCAGATGCGTGGCGCAAATGCCACAAGACAGTACAAAACTGAGGTGCTGAACAGGACACTGTTTGATGTTCGTACTGCTTATATGATGGCAAAGAGAGGCCGTATCGAAGTTGCTGATGAGATCATATGGAATTCCGCACGGAACATGATTGCTAATTTGGAGTTCATAGAAGAAAGGGATGATTACGAAACCTTCAAAGAAATCCGTGACTATATCAAGGCAAATCGCATCCAAATAAACGAAGGAGACTTTGCGAGTCATGACCATTATAAGGAATTCCTGAAGAAGAATTTCGGTAAGATGACACTTGTAAAGGATGGCACAGGGGTAGATCAAGTATGGCAAGTGCTTAATGAGAAGTATGGAAGCATCTTCCCAGAAGAGGTTGCATCACCTGCAAATCAGCTTGCGTGGATAGCTGAATATCTGGATTCCTATGAGCCTATTAAATGGGCATACACTTCGGAGCAGGCAGCAGATCTTGCCATTGATATTGCAGACGAGCTTGGTGATATTGTATTTGGATACGGCAAGCCTATTGAGTCTTTAGCAGATCACTACAAGAATAAGTATGATGAGAAAGCCAAAGCTCTTAAGGCAAGATGCGTAGAGGCCGAGCGTGAGCTTCGCAAGACACGCAGGGAAAACGAAAGCAACGAAGCTAAAATTGCAAGGCTTGAGGAAAGAAATCAGCGTACCGAGAAGAAGCTTGCAGAGGAAAAGCAGAAGGGCAAAGACAAAGAGGCAAAGAGAAAGTCTGTCAGAGAAAGAGCAAAGTATACAGGCCGGATTCAGAAGAACTATGATTGGCTGACAAAGAGATTGCTGCAGCCTACAAAGGATAAGAATATTCCTGAAGGCTTTAGAAAAGATCTCGCAAGGCTATTGTGTATGTTTGACCTGCAGACCGAGCGTAGCAAAGCACTTGAAGAAAAGTATGGTATTCCATCCCAAAAGACATTCAAGATGTGGGATCTTCATTCGAAGCTGTGCAATGTTATGAATGAGGATAATGGTGGCATATTCCAGACTAATGCGTACATAGAGTTCCTGTCCGAAAACCTTGCAAAGCGCATAGACGGAAAGGCTATAGATACACTTGAGACTCCTGATCTCTTGGCTGTTGATGAGTATCTCAAGATCATAGTTCATCAGTTCCGTGAGTATGACAAAGTTAGAGTAGGGGAGAAGCGAGTACAGCTTGAAGATCTTGGTGGCAAGGTTATCCAGGAGAGCGATGACAGAGTAGAAAAAAGAGGCCAGTCAAAAGAATATGGTGGCCTTATAAAAATGATCGACTCTGTTGTGAATTTTGCAGAACTTACTCCAATACATTTCTTCCAGAGAATGGGAACTATGTACACGATGTACAAAGAAGTTAGAAAGAGCTTTGACAAGTACATCCGCAACGAGAAGTATCTCCTTAACAGAATTCAGAATATCTGTAGTGAATTCTATACGGATAAAAAGAATAGGCCGGGCAGTGAGCTGCAGGAGTGGAGAGATTCAAGATCCGCACAGGAACTTAAGCTTCAGAACGGCACAGTGACCATGACTGTTGCACAGATGATGTCACTTTATTGCATGAGCAAGCGCAATCAGGCACTGCTGCATATGACAAAGGATGGAATCGTGGTCACACCTATTACAGAAGGTGCTTGGATAGAGAAGCAAAAGGCTAACATGAAAGGCCGTAAAGAACAAATCAATTCCATCCAACTTACATTGGCTGATATCGATCTCATAAAGACGAAACTCACTCCTGATCAGATGAAGATTGCTGATAAGCTTCAGGATCTTATGTCTGGTGAAATGGCAGAGTGGGGTAATGAGATGTCCATGAAACTGTATGGTATCAGGATGTTTAAAGAGAAAGATTATTTCCCTATCAAAGTTTCAAGCCGAGTGACAGAGAAGAATCTTGATGATATAGACATTACCGAAACCATAAAGAACTTTGGATTTACAAAGCCTACGCAGCCAAATGCAAGAAATGCTATAGAAGTAGATGACATCTTTAAAGTAGTGGCAGATCATTGCAACAACATGAATCTGTACAATGCTTACGGAGAATCAATATCTGACTTCTGGAGAGTATTCAACTTCAAGCAGTATAACGAGGATGGCAAGCCAACAAGAACAGTACAGCAGGCTCTTGAGGAAGCGTATGGAAAGAAGGCTATCAAGTACATCAAGAACTTTGTAAAGGACATCAATGGCAATGTAGCCGGAAAGCGTACAGGTGGTCTTGAAGAAGCTCTCAACACTGCTCTGGGCAGAGCAAAGAAGGCTGCCGTATTCGGTAATATCAGAGTAGCTTTGCAGCAGCCAACAGCTATCGTCAGAGCGTTTGCGGTTCTCAATCCTAAATATCTTGGTTCGATCAGGATCTCTAAAGGAGCAATGGAAGAAATGTTTGAACATTGTCCTATTGCTCAGTGGAAAGCATGGGGTTTCTATGACACCTACATGGGCAGAGACATCGAAGATGTAATGATGAATAAATGGAGCAGGATGGATACAGCTTTGTCCGGCATTTATGGACAGCTCGATAACATTACATGGACAGCTATCTGGCAGATGTGCAAAGCAGAAGTTAAAGATACACATCCTGATGTGAAAGAAGGCACTCAGGAATTTTGGGATCTGTGTAACGAGAGAGCTTCATATGTATTTGACACCACTCAGGTTGTAGATTCACCATTCCATAGATCTGATGCAATGCGCAGTAAGGATATTATGGTCAAGTCGCTGACATCATTCCAGTCAGAGCCAACACTTACATTCAACGTAGTCAGATCTGGCTTTGCAGATGCAGCAGATGCTTTAAGAGATGGCAATAAAGGAAAAGCTGCTATGGCTTTTGGCAGAACGCTAATGACTTTCATTTCTCAGGCTGTAGTTGTTTCTGCAACAGCTGCAGTGTGGGATGCTGTAAGACGAAAGAATCCAGATGGTGGTGACGATGACGATGATAAGAAGTGGACAGAGTTCTGGACTGCAAACTTTTTTAACAACCTGAAAGACAATATCAATCTGTTCAACAACATTTATCTGGCAAGAGAAGCCATGCCATATATCGACAAAGCATTCTTCGGTGGTTACGGAGCAAGCAACAATTTGCTCTTCCAAAGCTTTGACACGATAACTACAGGCATAACGCAATTCAAGAAGAAGATGGAAAAAGGCGATGCCTATGACAAAACCTGGTATGATATCTACACCAACCTTATTGGTGGTGTTGGCTACATGTTCGGTATTCCATTTAAGACTCTTATGAAAGACTTTAAAGGGATAACATCATGGCTTGGATGGGATGTACTTGCTGCTGATAGCATCGAAACAGATGTAGATCCTAAGTCTCTTACTGAAAGCAAGTGGTTCGATTATGATAGGAATCCACTCAAGATCAAAGATGGCAGTGCTGTTGATAATATTATGAATCACTTCGGTTTAAATCTTACAGAGCGTGAAAAAGAACAGATCGCTGCTGAAGAGGCAGCCAAAGAAAGAGCAGCCAAAGTGGATGACATAATCGGTAAGACCGCAGATCTGTCAGGAGAAGCAAAGGATAAAAAGGTATGGAGTTATGTCACTACTTATATGAAGGCTCAGAATGGTGACAAGCCTCTTGCAGATGTCATCCAGGAAGGCGATTATAGGAGCGTACAAGAATATCGAGAAATGTATGAGGCTGCCGGGGGCAATGCAGATTACTTCGATGAGAGAGTGTTTGCCACATCCAAGTCAGCGATGAAGAAAACTATCATCTATGATCCAACGGATGAACAGATCGAAGCTCAGGATAATATTAAGAACTATCTGCTTGAACACGGCATGACTGAAACAGAGCTGTCCGACATGGTATATAAATCAGATACTGCTAAAGACATGAAGGTAGCATTCAGGATCAATGATAAGGATGCTATGCTTGAGACGCTTGAACCTCTGGTTCGTGCCGGACTGTCTTATGAGGATCTTGAAAGGCTGTGGGAGAACCGCAACAGGATGCAGATCACAAGCTACAAGGGCAGATATAAGGACAGACTGAAGTCAACAGGCAAGTTCATATGGCCGACTGACGGACAGATCACATCGTACTTTGGATACAGAAATGCTCCGACTGCAGGTGCATCAAGTAACCATCCGGCCATTGATATTGGCGCACCAATGGGAGCTGATGTAGTGGCCGCAGATGGCGGTGTGGTAATCTATGCAGGCACTAATGGCGGCTATGGTAATTCTGTCGGCATAAAGCATGATAATGGTATGGTAACGTACTACAATCATCTGTCAGCCTGGAACGTAAATGTAGGCGATACAGTCGCTCAAGGACAGCAGATTGCTAATGTAGGTTCGACAGGAATATCCACTGGACCTCATCTGGACTTCAAGATTTTGGATGCAGATGGTGAGCCAGTAGATCCACTCAAGTATCTCGCCTCAAGAAGCTAGGGGAGAAAAGAAGAATAAGGCAGGATATACTATAATTGCCCATTGGGATAGTTTCTTCATGTAATCTCCTATAAACAATACCTATCAAGTAGAAAAGCCGTAGGTTCCGGTGTATGCCTGCGGCTTTTCGCTTTATTCATCTGGTACAAATCCAAAGTGTAATGCTATAATGAAACCTGTCAGGAACATGCCAAGACAGAAATATGAGGCTACACGCTTTGTCTGTTCTGACAGTTTATCATTATGGCTTATAATGATCCAAAGGAGAATGCCTGCTATGGCGATGCCTCTGCTGAATATATTGATTGAAGATAAATTAATAAACATTTTAGCCACCTCTATATGATTATACACAATCGAAAAATATTTGAAAATAATTCTAAAAAACACTTGCATAGAGAATGGCATGGTGGTAGTATGTCAGTGGACGGATAAACTATTCCCTAAATTATGAAAAAGGGAATAGTTAAATAAATATTAAGAATAGGGTAGGGATGCTCCTACAATATATCCGTCCAAGTATGGGCGGATTTTTTTATTAAGGAGATAAAAATGAGAACCATCACCAAACACAGAGTTGAGGCTATAACAGGAGACACTCCGCAGGAAGCTGCACTGCTGTTCAACGAAGCTATGGATAGACTCGCAGAGCTGAGTCCGACATTTGAGAGAGAAGGATGCACCTTCTGGATCCACTACAAAGTCATCCATGAAGAAGCAGAGACTATCTCTGAATCGTATGAACTTGCAGGCAAGACAGCGCACTGCATCGAGTGTCCTTTTGTTATAAGAGATCTCAATCGCTTCGGCAACGTCGATGTAAGAAAGAAATGGGCAACATGCGGTAAGACAGGACAGCGCACAAATATCGAGTGCAGAGCCTGCGACATCTACTATGAATCTTTAGGGAAAGGAGAAGTGAATGGCAAACAGTAATCAGAGAATCAGACGAGCGATGGTCGATGCAGGTATTACTCAGGACACGCTTGCAGAGATACTCAGTGTACCGAGAAGCGAAGTGTCCGTGATGCTCAAGTATGAGCTGAGTGGTAATACACAGCGAGACATCACAGCAAGGATCAGAGAGTGGGATGCTCAGAGAAGGAGATTGAAACCATGATAACGCAGTATGAAATCATGCACATGGAGAACCTGATGGTCAGAGATGACTACTGGGATGATGACGAAGAAGATCCGTGAGGAAGGAGAGAGCCATGAGAAGCAGAGCATATCAGTTAGGATATTGTGAAGGCTTGTGCGCAAAGTACAAGGACAGCAAGTATCGCAGGTACAGAGAGTACGCAGGATACCTGGACAGATGGCTGCATGGAAATGGTGTAGTCGATGGATGCGACAAGGAGTTCAGGCTGAAGCACAGGCTGCCTATGTCGATGAACGTATATTTTGGGTAGGAAAGGAGAACACAATGGGCAAGCACGATAAGAAGGTAGAAATAGAACCTGCAACAAAATTCTCATGGCAGCCAATGCCGGACGAGTTCTATAAGGCAAGGATAGAGACTCTTGAGAGAGAGAACAGAAGCAAGGACAAGGAGATCGAAGCACTTGAACATGACATCGAGATGCTGAAGGGTGTGATTGGAGAACTGAAGACTGATATGGGCGATCTCATCCTTGAGAATCAGAGTCTGAGAGATGCGGTAGTAAGGGCAGCATTAAGAGAGGTTGAGTGATGAGCAGAGTAAGAGAAGTGACGCCAAAGGTCATAGAGATGCTGAAGGAGCATCCGGCCACAAGGAGCAATGACAGGCTCCTTATCAGAGAGATATACACGAAGTGCTATGGAGTTAATCCTTATGCACCATTCGGAGAAGTAGTGATGAGGAATGATCTTCCATCATTTGAGAGTATCAGAAGAGCGAGACAGAAGGTGCAGGAATACTGCGAAAACTTGCGCGCAGAAGAACCTGTCGAGTCAATGCGTATTGAAGAACAGCGTGAATATATTGAGTACAGTCAGGAGTCTGTGTGATGGAAGAATGGAGAGATATAGAAGGGTTTGAAGGGCATTATCAAGTAAGCAATCTTGGGAATGTCAGGAACATCAAGCCAAGACATTGTAAAAGCGCAAAAGTATATAAGCAGCAAATGCTCAAGACCGGATATATGGTTGTCGATCTGTGGCAGGATGGGGCATATAACTTCAGGAGGGTTCATAGATTGGTTGCTCAAGCCTTTATACCGAATCCAGAAGGAAAACCATTCATTAACCATATTGATGGAGACAAGACCAACAACAGAGTAGAGAACCTTGAGTGGGTAACCAAGGAAGAGAACGAGAGGCATGCAAGGAAAACCGGACTTCACGATGAGGACATGAAGAAAAGGCGCATTTCCATTATAGCCATTAATGCGACAGGGCAGACCGAAAGGTTTGAATCAATGGCTGAAGCCTCAAAAGCATTAGGCATAAACCAGGGGAATATATCGAAGGCAATAAAGCGTGGCCATAGAGCAGGTGGCTACAGATTTAAAAGGGAAGGAGCATAGACATGAAAGCAATCATAGACTTCATAAAAGATGATCCGAAGGAAGCCATCGAAGGATTCCTCGCATGGTCAGGACTGTTCGTTATCGGTTTCATAATGTTTGTTATAGGGGGTTAGCAATGATAGATAGAGAAGGACTGAAGAGAATGACTCCTGAAGAAAAGAAGCAGGAGCTGCTTGTAAGCACAAGCGACATGGTAAAGGAGTTAGCTAAGAAGCTAATGATGATGAAGGCAATAGCATTTAGAGAAGCAGACTTAGCACCAGAAGAGTATGACAGAGCTTTGGCGAGAGAACTTGACAGAGCCTGGGAGAAGTTCAAGGACAAGACCGGAGAGCAACTTGCAATAATGGCACTGCTTGAACTTATGGCACATGGCACAGATGTTGAAGAAATATTAGGAGATGAAAACAATGCCAAGAAAGATAGTTAATACAAAAAAGATTTCTCACGAAGAATGGTTGGAACTTCGCAAGAAATCAATCGGTGGATCTGATTCAGCAGCCTGCGTGGGCATGAATCAGTATTCCTCACAAATCACATTATACGCAGATAAGAAAGGTCTGTCAAAAGACAAAGAGACTTCAGAGGCAATGAGACTTGGTACGGATCTTGAAGCGTATGTGGCTGAGAGATTCTGCGAGAAGGAAGGCAAGAAGGTCATCAACGATACGTTCATGTATGCGGATGACGAGTATGACTTCATCACAGCCAATGTCGATAGGAAGGTAGTAGGCGAGAAGGCCGGACTTGAGTGCAAGACGATGGGCAGCTTCAACGGATATAACCTTGAGGCAGACGAGATCCCAAGCCACTACTACTGTCAGTGTCAGCACTACATGATGGTCATGGGATATGAGCGTATGTATCTGGCCATATTAGTCCTTCAGAGAGGACTTTATGTCATCACGATAGAAAGAGATGATGACTTCATAAAGCAGCTCAGAGAGGCAGAAATAACCTTCTGGACTAAGTATATCGAGCTAGGCAGGATACCTGCACCAGACGGATCTGAAGCATCACTTGAGACACTGAAGCAGTTATATCCGCAGAGCGAAAGCAATACAGAGATCATGATATCAGGACTCGATCAGATGGTCAGAGACTACAAAGCGTTCAAAGCTATGGCTGACGAGTATAAAGAGAAAGCTGAGAAGTGCAAAGCAATCATTTGCGCAAAGCTTGGAGACAACGAGGTAGGTATTGGTAACGATTACGGATGCTCATGGAAGACACAGAGCAGGTCAACTGTTCCGGACAAGAAGCTCAAGGCAGCATATCCTGCCATCTATGCAGAGCTTGCTGAGACATCAGACTACAGAGTATTCCGCACGAAGACATTGAAGAAGAAGGAGAAATAGACATGGCAGCAAACGCAGTAAAGGTAGGAGAAAAGGTAAACGTACCTGCAAAGCAGCAGGAAGCTCCGCAGATGACAATGAAGGACTGGATAAATAAATCCCAGGGTGCTATTGCAAAGGCTCTGCCAAGCACCATCACTCCAGAGAGATTCACTCGCATGGCTACTACGGCAGTCACGATGAATCCGGATCTTGGCAAATGCACACCTGCTTCTTTTATAGGAGCGATGCTGCAGGCAGCAGCACTTGGTCTTGAGCCTAACACAGCACTGGGGCAGGCTTATTTGATCCCATACAACAACTATAAGTCCGGCAACAAGGAAGCTCAGTTCCAGATCGGATACAGAGGACTCATCGAACTTGCTCACAGAAGCGGTGATTTCAAGAGTATCGAGGCTCATGTGGTCTATGCGAATGATGAGTTTGAGTATGAGTTTGGCCTTGAGCCGAAGCTGAAGCATAAGCCTGCAATGAAGAACCAAGGCGAGATCGTGTGGGTATATGCAGTGTATAAGCTGCAGAGTGGCGGCTATGGCTTTGAAGTCATGAGCAAGGAAGACATCAACGAACACAGGAAGAAGTACAGCAAGGCAAAAACTTCTCCGTGGGATACAGCCTGGGAAGGCATGGCAAAGAAAACTGTCATCAAGCAGGCTCTGAAGTATGCTCCACTCAAGTCAGAATTCGTCAAGGCGATGACTAATGAAGATGTAACTCTTAACTTCAAGGAAGAGCTTGCAGAGACAGAAGAGTTCGTGATGCCGGACGAAGATTCGAGATATGCAGATGAAGATGTCATCGATGTAGAGCCGGAAGTAGTCGAGAACAAGTAGGAGATAGTCATGGCTGAACGCAGAATGTTCACAATGAAAATAGTCGATAGCGATGCGTTCTTGGATATGCCTTTATCTGCGCAGGCTCTTTACTTCCATCTGAACATGAGAGCTGACGATGATGGATTCGTGAATAATCCGAAGAAGATCCAACGTATGATAGGGGCAAACGATGACGATCTGAAAGTCCTGATAGCTAAGAGATTCGTTCTGGCTTTTGAGAGTGGGATAGTGGTCATCAAACATTGGAGAATGCATAACCTGCTACGAAAAGACAGATACCATCCTACTCAATATCAGGATGAAATAGGGCAGTTAAATCTCAAGGATAATGGTGCGTATACCGAGCAGCCTAAGAGCCTGGCAACCACTTGGCAACCATCTGACAACCAAATGGCAACTGAGGATAGTATAGGTAAGTATAGTATAGGTAATTGTTGTAGTAGTAAGGGCGATGTCGACTTCTTTGAATTACTTTCCGATGAGGAAATAGCATGTCTCAAGTCAATCTACAAAGATCATTATGGGCTACTTGATGAGTGCCAGGATGATGCCAACAGGAAGCACAAGACAATCAGAAATCCATATGAGTACGTTGTCGGATACGCACATAACAGAGGATGGCCAGAAAGATGAAATTTATTGATTGGTTTTCTGGAGTCGGTGGATTTACAAGAGGCATGGAGCTTGCAGGTCACGAATGTGTAGGTCACTGTGAGATAGACAGATTCGCAGAGGCAAGCTACAGATCCATGCATCTGATAACCGATGAACAGAGAGAGCATCTGCTGAGTATGGACTTAAAGCAGAGACAGAAAGAAATACTGAAAGAGGAATATCTGAATGGAGAATTTTATGCAGATGACATTAAGCGAGTGTATGCCGGAGATATTCCAAGAGCAGATTGTTGGTGCTTCGGATTCCCATGTCAAGACATCAGCATTAGCGGAAGGCAGCTCGGATTTAAAGGAAATCGCTCAAGCTTGTTTTTCAGAGTTATGTACCTTATTGGACAGCTCGAAGAAGAAGAGAAGCCTGAATGGTTATTCATCGAGAATGTTAAGAACCTTCTTAGCGTTAACAGAGGATGGGATTTCGCCAGACTTCTCGTTGAATTGGACAAAGGTGGGTACGATGCGGAATGGGAAGTTCTCAACAGCAAAGACTTCGGAGTGCCGCAGCACAGGGAAAGGTGTTTCATTATTGGACATCTTAGAAGCAGAGGCGAACGAAAAGTATTTCCTCTCAGAGAAGGCAACAATGAGGCTACTGAGCTACAAGGATACGAAGGTGTACAGATCTTGAGTAACGCATTAACAGATACTGGTAAGGAAAGACCAGGTATCTTCCCAATTAGTGGGGGGGGGTACGTCAAGGTCAACGGATACCACAAGCGATAAGCATAGGATACAAGTCGAAGATAAAGAGGATTGATGTTGCTCATACTATTATCGCAAGAGATTACAAGGGTATGGGTAACCAAGCCATGAATGCGGTGATGTATGAAAGTAAAAGTGAAGAATGCAACTAAACAAGGGTACGCCCTTGTTGGTGAGGGGGGGTGCTGAGCTTGAGTCAACCAGACAGCAAAACAAGGCGAGGCCGTGTCATTGATGATGGCGAAACATCACCTACTCTCGACACTGGCTGTGAAGTCGGAGTTATACAAGTCGGTCAGCTCTACGGCACAGATGTTGAGCCTAATCCACAAGCAGGAAGAGTCTATTCAAGAGATGGCATATCGCCCTGTATGGACTCATGTGGGGGGGGGTAACAGAATGCCAAAAATTACAGACGGAGACTTTCCCTAACATCAGGATCCGAAAGCTAACACCAAGAGAATGCTTCAGACTGCAAGGATGGACTGATGATTACTTCGAGAAAGCGCAGCAATTCAATTCAGACAGTCAGTTATATAAGCAGGCCGGAAACGGAGTGACTGTGACTGTCATAGAAGCTATAGCAAGGAGATTCAACGATGATACTGATTAAGGACATGCAGATGCCGTATAGCTGCGACAGGTGCAGATTGAGAGATGCAGAACACAGTGAATGCAAAGTGGCATGGAAGCGAGTAGGCATTTATGGTGTTGACTATACAACTGGAAGACCTGCATGGTGTCCATTAACTGAAGTCGAGCCATACGGCATCGATGGCCTGCTGTATAAGGAGAAGTGAAATGCCTAACAATACTCGCATACCATTCTGTCCGTTCTACAAAGACGAGAAGAACAAGTCAATATCATGCGAGGATACATATCATGTCTTTTCAGATGTTGATGAGAAGTACGCATGGATGGATATGTACTGCGATGAGTGGGATTGGGCGAAGTGTCCGTATGCGACGGATCTGACTGAGGCATATGCAAGATTAGAGAAGGGAGATGAAAAAGCATTGGAGAATCAGAAGATAGAGGCGATGCAGAAGGAGCTTAAGAGCCTGTCATCAAAACTTGGCAGAGCTGAGAAGCGTATCGAGAGGCAGCAGAAGAAGATCGATGAGCTAAGAGCAGTCAATAAGAGCTTCACCAATGTGAACAACAGCCTGGAGAAGCAGAAGAAGGAGTTTTATAACAGGTGGAGAAAAGCTCAGGATGAACTTGATAAGGGCAATGAGACTGTCATGGAAGAGCTGCAGAGGCTTGGCGGCATATATGAGCAGAGGATGTGCTATCTGATAGATCGATTCGCTGATGGCTTCTTCTGCGAGAGCGATGTCGAAAGATGGGCAGGCGATAGAGAGTTTGCCTTAGTAAGAGAGTATGACGAGGATCTTGGTGACATGGTTTGGAAGGTGGTGTTCAAGGAAGATGAATCGAATGAGTGCGAAGGAATACCGGGAGATGATACAGAGCCGGAGCCAGAAACAGAAGAACAGCAAGTACAACAATGCTAA